AAGAACAGTTAGCTATGCCTTAGGCTTTCCGTGCAAACTATCTCAGCACAGCTAACTTATTCAGTTGTCAAGGTTCTTTCACCTAGTTACCTACTACAACTCTCGCCGCACTCGTTCCGGCACACCATGCCTGCCCTTGCCTACACTTCGGGGAAGTACTCCCTACCATCAGCGGCAGACGCGCGGGGCCAGTTCGGCCGTCGCGAAAGTTGATTCAGTTGTCCAGGTGCCCTGGTGGCGTGGCTCTCGCCCCGTTCCTCCAGTGACCTAAAGGTAACCCCCATCGGCGCATCCCGTCAAGCCCTTAGGCGGTCGGTCACCAAAAGCACACAGAGCACAGTCAGCTAGCTAGCTAAAGGAAAGCGCGCAGGCGCACGCGCTAGCACCACGTCTGCCCTTTAGTCAAGCGGCTTCATAGTCTGAATTCTCTTTAGTTAAAGGGGGCACCCTCCCCCTGTCAGTGAAAAGAATAGAACAAGAGCTTGAGTTTGTAATACATAGCGATTGCTATTTGATTCGTTATACAAACTCAGCTCCCCCGCACCCGCGCGTCTGTACGCAATGTGCCCCTTTTTTTTAATTGTGTGCGTTAGACGTCGCCCCCGGCGAGAACCCTTTGTGAATCTTGCTGGAAAATAGGGGGTAAAAGTTTTAGTGTCAGCATACAAACAGGCCCCCGACAAAAAAAAATCGCCCGCGTGGGGCGACAGGTCAAACTTTTTCGGCTTCTATAAGAAAATCTTTGAGGAATTTTACGTAACTTCGTAGCAATTCGGCTGCTATTAAGTGTTTATGGTCTTTTGAGCGGAAATAAAATGCGTTGTGCTGGTCAACAGCGTCTAGTGCTGTTTTAATGACCCCGTTCCACGGCTCGCGTGTAGGGGTATTCCACTCCCGTGCCACGGAGGGGAGGTCAGAGTACTTATTTATGCTAAGACGGGCAGGTTAACTACAGTTTTTCAAAACGAAAGTAAATTTGAGCGGGAAAATAGTCGAAAAACGCCAATGTAGCGGGACACAGCCACCCCTCTTCGCCGTTCCATTCGTACCAAGCACCGTCGAACTCTTCGCGAACCTGATTTAGCGCCCCGTGGACCTCAGGAAATTCCTGTTCCGCGAACAAGACTCTGTAATTTTTGCCGTCTTCGTACAAAGAGTTGTTTTCCAGAACAGTGTTTATGATTTCAGGAATGCCTAGAACAAAAGGTTCGTGTACTAATTCGCGTTTTAGATCTGTAAAGCACCAAGTTCCGTTAAACTGATAAATTTCGATGCAGAGCATTGCGTTGGCCATGTGCTTTTGATGTGATGCAGTGCTATGGTAGCACGCCCGTTGTCCTGCGAGAGTCGAATATTTATAGAATTTTGGTATGATGGGAGAAGATTAGTGGCGGCGCCGTGAATTCATCTGGTGTTGGGTTAACGCCCCCTCGTACACCGATTGAACGGCTGCCTGAACTGGCGCGTAAGCTGCAGTCAACGTATAACGTTGATCAAAATGCTCTTCGCCAATTTTTATTTCAAAGTGCTTTAGATGAAGGTGAGCTTGATGACGCACTTTCACAGATTTATCCTGATTTAGACCCTGAAGACGCTGCGACTGTAACTTCAGTTTCAGATTTTCAGAACTATTTGCCTTTCGAAGGCTTTGATATTGACCCGGACAACGAATCACTTAACGCTTATCGTCTTGCTGCGGAGAGTCCTAAAGCCAGACAATTTGTCGAGCAGAACAACGATTTAGGGACCTTGCTCCCTGGCGGCAGCGTGGAGACTGCCCGAGATGCGTATTTGCAAGCCATAAACTCTGGCGCACTGACTCCAGAGGCCCGCAACACTCTTCGCTACGCGGGCGAATCCAGATTTTTATCCAATGCAAATTACAATGCGGACTCCGGTGAAGCTTTAAATAATCTGTTGCAAGCCTATACTGATAGGTTTGATACAGATTATTCTGCGAATTTAGAAAATGTTGCTGATATTTTAGAGCAAGTAGATGAAGTTATACGTCCTGTTGAGGCTGATCTAGGGGCTAGAAATGTCTCTTTAAGTTACGCCCAGAGCGATGCCGCGCGGCGTGACCCTTTTGCAACTCGGATTGACAATCGAACTGTTCAGCCTGGGTTGCCTTTTGGCGGAGGCACTCAAGACATTAGTCAGCGTCTTTCGGCTTTAAGTAGTACTACTCCGCAGACTTTGGAGGAGCTTCGGGCTCAAGTTAATGAGATTCGAGGTTTACGGCAAGAAGCAGCTACACAACGCTCAGCAGAAACCTTCCCTATTGAAGGTTCGGTGTTGTTGCCGCAGGTCCGCGAAGCAATAATTTCAAACCCGAATACTAGCGGCAGACGAGTTAACTATTTGGTACAAGCTGCTGAGAATGCGGCGCGAGATCCCAATCGGAACTCTCTTTACCAGGTACAACGAGATTTGAGCCAACAAGAGGCTCAAGGACTAGGAGCGGAAGAAACGCTCCGAACAGTCAACATGAGTCCGGCAGAAATCAACCCGTGGTTTGACCCGGTTTCAGCCGGAGAGTATGTTCAGAATTCATTAGCAGGACTTGGGCTTCAGCTCTCGGAGTCCAAAGAAGCGGCGATCCAGGAAGCTGTAAGCAAACAGGCTGCGGATCTAAACAAGTTTGTTGAAAAGTATCCGGAGGTTGGTCCGTACCTTCAGGGTGCATTGGGTAATCCGACTCCTAAGATCGAGCGAGACATCAACAAACTCGCGCCGTATCTTGATTTAGAGCAGGAGATATCTAAGCCTGAGGCACGTCGAAATATTTACAACCTTGCGATGAAGGAGTTGGGCGTACAGCCTTCTTACTTATCACAAATTGAACTGGATTACACCAGCGGCGAGACGAGCAAGCAGAGAGAAGCTATTGATCGTTTGATTCAGATGGGTTACGGCGCAGAGCTACAAGCTGGTTCGTCATCTGCGGTCTCTCGTCGTATGCCCGTTGTTGGCGGCGGTGGTTACGCAACAGGACAGGAACTGCGTGATGCTCTTTCTTCTATTAACGAGCGTGCCGTTGAGTTTGAAAAATTAGCCAAGATACCTGCGACTACTTCGGCGGGTCCTAGCTCCGGTCCTCTGGGAATTCGAAATCCAAACTTGGGCAAAGTTCCTTCGGTTGCTTCGTTCTCTTACGACCCAGATACAAATACAGCTCGTCCTGATCCAGCCGGCGAATACGGCATTCGAGTCAATACGAGCACTGATCCGGCTCGCATTCGGTTGGGCGAGAATCTCGGCGGGCTTTCTGAGATGTCTAGGAATGCCCTTAAGTTTATGCAGGATAATCCTGTAACTCAAAGGTCTAGTGTTTCTTTTGAAACGAGCACTCCAACTTCTGGGTTCGACTACAGCGCTAAGGACATTCCGGCGCCTGTGTTCGAACAGATGAACAAGTTCATCACGGAAAATGTCCTGCGGAATATGCGTCCAGGGATGATCCTGGAAAATTCTCCGTTAAGTTCGGGCGATTTGGCCCGGTTACGGGAGGATCAAGGAAAATCTTTGAGTGAGAGCTCTATTCTTCGTCGCCAAGAAGAATTCCGGGGGCAACAGCCCAACCGCCGTGGAGCAGCATACCGTTCTGTCGGTTTTGGCCCTCTTACAGAACAAGGCAGTCAGATGTTGTATATGAACAGTGAGGGCAATATTGTTCCTCTTCAAGTTGCTCGCCCCGCAGCTTCTCTGACCGGCGGTGTCGCTATTCTTCCTAACCCTTTACGTGCCGAAGTTACGCAGTCCCGTGAACCGCTGACAGCCAAAGCGTATTACTCTACAGATCCTGTATCTGCTGCTGCGCAGGGTGCAGGTGAGTACGTTCGGGCTCTGCGGCGCACGCCTGCTGCTTTGTTGCCTGGTGCTGCAGATCTGATTCCTAGCCCCGAGGCCATTCAAACTGGATATCGCGAAGGGCTTGGACCTATGGCCCAGCAAATGGGCACGGAGTTTGTGCAGAGTTTGCCGCAGGCGGCTGCCTATTCTGCTGCTCTGGCCGCTGTACCGGTATTAGCTCCCGGTGTGGGAGCAGGTATGGTCGGCACTGCGGGCGCTAGGGCACTGAACGAAGTAGTGCGCCAGGAAACCGGAGAGGGCATCGTGCCTAAGCTGCGTCAGGCCCTCGGTACCGCGCCTCGAACCGGCGTGGCCAGTCCTGCTCGTACAGGTCCACAGCCGTTAACTGCGCAAGTCCGTCCTTTGACTCAGGCACAACGAACCGAACAGCAACGTCAGCAAAATCGTTCTGAGTTGCAACGGCGATTGGAGTTGGCTGGCCAGCGTTGGAATCCAGGCAAATTTGAGTTTGGTTTATCCGAGTTGTTACGTGGGCGGTAGTGTACAGCTGTCTGTTAGTTGAGTAAGCACCGGTTTGTTTGAGAACAATATTGCCGGTGTTTGACTTACTATTTAAACGTCGGTTTTTATTTGTCGCTGAGAATTAAGTATGTCGACTCGTAAGAATTTAGTCTCGGCTTTAGAGTTTAACCGCTTAAGTCAAAATCTTGTCAATTTAAACGATACGCGAGAAGTAACGGCAAATGATATCTTCTTAGTGCTCGACTTAAATGAGGTCCAGGCTCTTGCGCAACCTAAAGCAATTACTCTTAGCGGCATACAAAATTCGTTAAGTAAATTACCTGTTTATTACGCAACTACAACTGTTACTGATTCTTTTTATTCTTTAAATAGCACTGATTACTATATTGGCGTTAATTATTCGGGTGTTTGTACAGTTGTTTTACCTTCTGGAACGGACACCGGCCGCGTGGTTATTGTCAAAGATGAAAGCGGTGCGGCTGGAACCGGTGTAAACAGAAACATTCGTATCTCCGGATCGGCTCAAATTGATGGTCAAGCTGAAGCTATACTCAGTTATGACTACGGGTCTCTGACCTTTATATACCGTGACGGTTGGAGAATAATCTAATGTCCCATCTTTTTCAACAATCTCGCGACACTTGGACTAGCAAAGACCAATTAAAAACTGTCGGTCAAGACGTCATCTTTTTCAACACGTTTCAGTACGGAAAAGAGACTGATGTTTGGGATGAATCAACGTCGACCGGCGGCGCAGCAGTTCACGACGCAAATAACAGCGGCGTGACTTTGACTGTTACTTCTACAATAAATTCTGAGGTTGTTCGTCAGACTCGTAACGTTGTTCGTTATGTTCCTGGTCGTTCTGCTGTAATTAGTTTTTCAGTTCGTTTTGGTCTACCTGTTACGGGTATACGGCGAAGAATTGGTTTGTTTGATGGGTCTGACGGGTTTTATTTTGAAGACGGCGGAGATGGTAATTATTACTGTTGTGTCATTAATTCTTCTGGTGAAGGAGGACCTACACTTCAACGGATTCCCCGAGCAAATTGGAACGGGGATAAACTAGATGGTAATGGACCAAGCGGGGTTACAGCAGATCCTGCCGCTCAGCAGTTAGTTGTTTTTCAATATGAATGGTACGGCTCTGGGGCGATTAAATTCGGATGGGTCATAAACGATCAACTTATCATCATACACACTGTATACAACGCAAACATTTTAAAAACAGTGTGGTGCCGCACGCCCTTCCTTCCCATCCGTGTCGAAATTAAAAATTTAACCGGCGGTCAGAGTGGTTCAACTACACTCTTTCAAGGTTCTAATTCTGTATCTTTAGACGGCGATAGTGGTCAAAAATTGGGTATTGCCGAGAGCATACAGTCTCCTATTACTGGTACTACGTTAACTGATGCAAATGTGTATTATCCTCTTTTATCTATTAGATTAAAAAGCACAGCATTGCAAGGAATAGTTCTTCCTACTTTCTTTCAGGTTGCCACTTCGGATAATACGAACATTTTTTATAAAGTCGTACGCAATGCTACTCTCAACGGGACGTGGCAAGATATGCCAGATACAAATTCTTTTACACAGTACAGCACTAATGCGACAGGTGTTTTAACCGGAGGAAGTGTTATTGATTCCGGATTCGTCATTGCCGGCGGCGGAGGTACTGGTGTACGCATTGACAAAGATACCGTTTATCAATTAGGTAGATCATCTATGGGCACAGTTAGTGACACAATAACACTTGCTGCCGCTTCGAGTATTGGTAACAAATCTGCTATTGCAACTTTCACTTGGATTGAACAGCGATAACTGAAGTGTTGGGGTGTTTTGATTTAAACTGTTTAAAGAGTTTTAGCCGGTTGTGAATCAAATGAACGCGCCTGCCGCCGACCCCAGGAATTTTATGGAGCTCGCTGTGGCTGAGCTCATCGCCGGATCTCCTAGTTTCGATATCAACTCCGAGCGGGGCGATGCCCGTCGTTCGCGTAAGGGTCTTTCTCCCACGGGTGTTCAGCGTCTGATTGAAGCCAATCCCGATTTTGCTGATGATATTCGTCAGATGTATTTACCTGGTCCTTCTCTGCCTGGTGTTCGTAAAGCTGAGATGGGAGGCGGTGACATGATTGCTCAGGGCGGCATTCCTGTCGGTGAGGATCCGCGCCTACCAATGTCGCAGGAAGCGTATCAGCAACTGATGCGAGAGAAAATGCAGCAACGTCCTGCGCTTGGTGCTCCTCAGTCGCCTTACGACAGTCCCCTTTTAAATTACCTGCTGCGAGGAGCCTAAGTTCTCCTTAAATTATTTGGGATCGCATATTTTTGTGCGATTAAAGATTTAAATTGGGGCAGCTGGAAGCCCCGACTGTGCCTACTGAACTCGACGTTCTCAGCGGCGTGCCCATCGTCGACGAGCTCGCTAAGCTGATCAAACTAAGCGGTAAGGATAGTCCCACTACCGTGGAAAAGTTCCGTTCTGACGCAGATCGGCAGCGAATGACTGTTTATATGACCTGGGATTCAAATGGAGAACTCCAAATCAAATAAGATCGATCCGTTTGAGCGGCTTTATACCGCTAAATGGAACGTGCCGAAGGCTGCTGTTTATCTCGGAGTGACTAACGAAGAGTGCAAAACGCTCTTTTCGGAGTTTTGCAAGAAAAAATGGGCTTTTGGTGCGGCAAATGCGGGCTAAAACTCGTCCTCGCTGGCGGCGTTTGTGGTTTAAAGCCCTTGGGGAGAGGGCTTCGGAGTGCGATAAAGAATCCGATGCCGTTGCGTGGCTGCGTACTGGCATATTTTTGAGCTACTTTCTGACAAATCTATTTATTTGCGCCGGTGTAGTACGTCATTGGAACAATTGAGCAGTGTATTTTTCAAAACCAGGGTCTTCTTGCCCTTTTGAAACAGCAACTGCACGTTTGTAAAAGTGTGACTCAGTCTTACCGGCAGCTTCTAGAGCCGTTTTGACTTTGAGCCAGTTCTGGCGAGTTTGGTCGTCCATGATGGCACCTCAGAAAAACGCTGTTGGATTGCGCTAGTCGATAGATGCGGCTTCTTGGCGTAACCAATCTGATGTTTCACCTGGATCTAGGTCTAGGTGTTTATCGCCACGTTCTTCGACTTCGTTGGCAATTAAGTCCAAGATAGTCTTTAGTTGGGCGTTTGTAAGACATAAAGGATACAGTTCAGGATTAATTTGTAATTTGTGTAGCAGACTCATCTGTTACCCCATTTTTCTAAAATTTGTTGGGCGTACACTATGTGCATGTAACGCATCCTGTTTGGGTCGGACCCTATCTCGTCCCACAGGGCGTGCAATTCTTCTTCTGTTGGTTGACGTTCTGGGTGGTCGTCCAGGTAATCGCGGCAACGATCGGCTAAACATCCAAGAGCTAAAGGAGGGGGCGTTTTATCGACCTCCTCTACGAGTTCTTGCAGCAGTTGGCGCAGCGTGGTCATTTTCGAATTCGCTCCGCAGCCAGGATCAGTTCGGCAAACTCACGCAAGTTGTTCATTTTTTCTTGGGCGCGTAGGCGGATGTGATTTGCCACGCGTTGCTTTTCGTCGCGTTCATCCTCTGTTTGCGAATGGCGAATCCAATCCTCTGTGTTTTCTACCGCATCGAGATTATAGAGTTCGTCTAAGTCCCAGCACTGTGCCACGCACAGACCGGCTTTATTTGCCGCTTCGATCAGTTCAAGGTCGGTCATAACAACCTCATTCGTTTGTGAGTGTAGAGGTTTTGTCGCAAGTTTCGCCGCAGAATCCAGGCGTGGTCAGGGATTCCAGCTTTTCGATGCGTTGCTGCATTTTCCACAGCAGTACCATCAGGGAGTTGATGTCTATTTCTTGTTCGTAGCCACGGGAGATGATGAACTGTGATCCTAATTCCCAGAGAGCATCCGGGTAGCTATTAAAATCGAGATCTTCGCTGAGGAGTTTCATTAGTAAATGTAGCTAGTGGGACTTAAACAACTGTTTGAGGGTCTCCCAACCTTGATCGTTTGCTTGCTCCTGTTCGAAAGCAAATCGGTAGCCTTTCTCATTTTGAAGAGCGGCTTCGATTTCGCCTTGGATGAGTGTTCGGAGCGTGTCGATTTGTTCGTCAGTCATCGTGTTTAGTGGGTCTGACTACTGGGTTTGAAGTTCGTCGGCAATAGCAAGCAATTTCAAGCCGTCAGCAAGGCTGTAAAGGTATGCTTTCGAATGATGGCTGCTCATTTGATTCGCAGCAGCACGAAGGGCGGTGGCGAGCAAAGGTGCCATCTCCTCAGCAAAAGCAGGCAACCCTTCTGGAGGTACGTCGTACTTTGTCAACGTCACAGCAGTCAGCACTGCTTTGGCAGCGGGTGAAAGTTGTTGAGTCATTAGTTGATCGGACTAGGAGGGCTGAGTTGAACTATCTGGAGATACCGGATGGTTGCCCCAGCGGGCAAGAACATCACGGGCAAAATCTGCAAAGTGCTCTCGGGCAATTAGCTCGAATGGGGTGTAAATAGTTTCGTGTCCTCCAGGATAAAACCCCTTCATGGATCCCCAGAACTCTTCAACAAACTCGTCTAGTTCAGCTTTTGTGGGTGGTGTCATTAGTGATGTTGACTAATCGGGCAGGGATTCAAGAGCGCGTAGAAGACAGTCCAGGTCACCATCAAGCTCTTTGCACGAAGCTTCATTTCTTAGCCTGATCCAAGCGTCGAGCGCCCGCTCCTTCAAGCTCGGCGGCTTGGGGCGGCGATGGCGACGGAGACCGTCTGCACAGTCGGTTGAATAAACCGTTGCCTCATACTCACAGCACGCCTCCAGCTCCTGATCAGCGCCCCAGCGGGCGGCTTGGGTGGCGAAATCTTTCCAGCCATCCATCTCGCTGATGCAGTTCCGCCCTTGTTGAAGCCATTCCTGCACCAGCTCAGGCGGCGGAGTAATCGGGTGTTCTTGAGTCATTAGTAAACCTCGTAGTGTGTAGAACTAATCAAGTGTGGACAAGGATCATCTGTAGTTTTTAAAGTAGCTGCGTTGGAAACGTTAAAGCCAACAGCTTTGTCTAACCAACGCAGGCAGTAATGTCGTTGTTCGCACGAGTCGTCATGACAACGAGTGTAGTCACGAGGCAGCGTGGTTTTAGTCTGTTGGCGGTTTTTCACTGTATCCCCAGAATTGTTCAGCTTTTTTTGCTTCATCTAAAAGCCACAAGCGTGTGTCTTCTGCAGTGTTTTGGTACACGCCGTGTTCATCTTCGCCCGACACGGAAATTTCTCCCGCGATCACAGCGAGTATTCGACCGATCTTTTGAGGCCAGATGGACCCGTACAGATCCTCTGCATCTCGAATCAGCTCAAATAGGTGCTTCTGTGTCGTCATCTGATTTCTCCAGGTCTTCGATCAGTTTAAGGTCGTATTCTTCAGCGACCTTGCGCATGTCTTCAGTCGAGCGTCCTTCGCGGAAAGCCAGGTTAGTGGCGCCGCGCATGATGTTGAGTTCGGAGAAACCCTGAACGCCCATGATTTTCTCGAACAAGGAGAACCAACCGTGGGCGGTCATGTCCGCAAAGTCGATGCGAAATTCGATGGTGTGCTCAGGCAGCCCGTCGAAGGTTTCGTCGGAGTCAAACTCCAAGGTGATGGTGGCTTCGTGTTTAGGGTCCGTGTTCATTTAGATTCTGTGTTTTTAAAGTTCTCAACGGCGGCTAAGGCTGTGGAGATGAACATGATGTTAGTAGGGTTTAGGGAAGGATTTTAGAAGCAATCCAGAGCATGACTAAACACGTCAGGACATAAGCGATGGACAGATAAATGAAGAGAGGGAGTGTCATTGCTTGACAGTCCAGAGTTGCCAGCCGCAGTATACGCCTTTTGTCAAGCCGCAGGCGATAACACAGGCATCAACGGCGTTCTTGACGTCGGGGTGGCCGTAGTCGTCGAACAGGACGGCGCCACCGGATTTGACGTGGGGTACGTACAGCATGATGTCCCTCATAACGGAGACGGTGTCGTGTGCACCATCGATGTACAGGATGTCGATGCCGTCAGTGAACTCGGCCTTGAGGTCGGGGTAGAGGTCCCAGGAGCAGCCCTTGTGGATTGAGACCTTGCCGGGCCACGCAGACTTGGCTATGTTGGTTCGGGCGATGAACTCGATCTGGGACAGCGTGGGATGCTGCCGGAGGTCGTTCTGTTGTTCTGGGGAGCCGGTGAACGGGTCGATACTGATCAGCTTGCTGTAGGGGTGCTCCAACAGGTTGTCGGAGAACCAAACTGTTGAGGCTCCCTCATAAATTCCAATCTCGACGATAATTCGTTGGTCGAGTGGATTAAAGTGAAGTTCTGGTGCTTTAGGCTCCGAGCTAGCGAGTTCCCACGCGGAGACCAGATTGCGCACCCAGTCATTGTGAATGTTGTACTTTGGGTCTAGACTGTGCGGCACGGGGGATAGCACTTGGGTAGTAGCAGTATGACAGAACAAACAAACGCAGACAACTGTGAATTTGATTTTGACGTGGCAATAGCTGAAAACGTGCGTTCTAGTCCACACAACGACGGAGACTCAGTCGTAATCGAGTCGGTGTGGGGCGACAAATGCTATGTGAGTTCTTGGCATCTGGTGCGGGAGAAGGAGTTGTACTTTGTAAAGAAGGCAATTAGGGAAGGCAAGCTGTCGGCCGGTTGATTGTTACAGGTTTGTTGCGGGCCGAAAATTTTGGGCTAATCTGGCGGGACGCCCAGGTGGTGGAATGGTAGACACACAGCACTTAAAATGCTGAGGCGTTATGCCGTACGAGTTCGAGTCTCGTCCTGGGTATCCAATTAATCAAATCACATGGAAACACATCCTCTGCTTAAATACGTTGCTTTGCAACTGGCCGAGTCTCATGAGTCTCAGGATTGGTACTCGTACCTTTCGGAAGCTCGCGTGGTGATGGAGGCTACAGCCGAGTGGATTGAGGCGCTGTATCGCGACGCGAAAGCCGATGTGCTGAGTGAGGACTGCTATATTACTGCGCAGTATTTGCGCGGCATCCTCGATGGAAGCTATCCAGGAACAGCTGGATAAACTGAAAACTGCCAAGCACGCGTGTCTGGACTGCGGCAAGCGCAACGGGGATTACTCGGCGCGTGACCCGCAGTTTTTTGTTGCCGAGTGCCCGCTCTGCGGAAAGCAGACAAAGGTGACGAGCGCCGAACATTTTGGTTTTTTCTACCGGGGCTTGTGTAGGCTTCGGATCCACAAGGCGCGTATGGAGCGCAATGCCCGAGCACAATCCAAATCTGCTTGAGCTTGGGCTCTATGCCTTTTGGCATGAAGATTTTAAAGATGAGATTTTGGATTCTCCCGCTCGCATGGCGGCCGTGTTAAACATGTTGAAAGACAATGGAGTCTGTATGACTGCAACTGAACAGCCAAATATGAGATTCGCCGTGGGAGAACGGATTGCCAAACGTACGTGTTCGGCCGGGATGTCTCTACCTAATAAGAAAGGCGTTGTTACAGGGTATAAGAAGACGTTAAGGAGGGACGGAAAACCGCAATGGCGCTACATCGTCAAGCTGGATAACGGTAAAATGGAGGAGTGGGTGCCGGGCATGGTGTATGCCTGCGATGACCCGAAGGCTGATCGCGTCGCATTCGTATGACGGAAAAGTGGGATCGCAGGTTTTTAGACCTAGCAAAACACATCAGTGATTGGAGCCTCGATCCCTCGACGAAGGTAGGCGCTGTCGCAGTTAAAGACCGACGAGTCTTAGCGACTGGATACAACGGATTACCCCGAGGTATTGCCGATTTGCCTGGGCGACTCAATAATCGGGATGAGAAGTATCTGCGCACAGTTCACGCTGAGGCGAACATTGTTGCGCAAGCCGCCAGGTTTGGTATCGATATGTCGGGGTCGACAGTTTACGTCTGGCCTTTTCTGCCTTGTTGTAACTGCACCACGCTGATGATTCAGGCAGGTGTCAGACGTATTGTTGTGCCTGAGTTGCCGATACCGGATCGCTGGCAAGCTAATTTCAATTTGTCGGTTGACATGCTGCGCGAGTCCGGCGTAGGTCTTATGCAACTTTCTGTCGAAGAGTAGCAGTAATTTTGAGCTAACATAGCAACACTGTCGAGTCTTTTATGATTCCCGTTATTAGCACAGGCGTTGTTAATGCTCCTCATTGGGTCTACAGGCTGTTCTACAGCATCGATTACCCTGTAGAAACTTTTGTCGTCTTTAACAACAACGGACGTGATCAGATCACCGAAGAGCTCGACGCTTTAAAGACTATTCCTCATAAGTACGTTAAGAATGTAAAAGTGTGTCATCTTCCGGCAAACGTTGGATGCTCTGGCTATTGGAATCTGACTATTAAGTGCTTTATGGATGCGCCGTATTGGCTCATCGTAAATCACGATGTTATGTTCACTCCGGGGTTTTTAAAAGCAATGTATGAGGCGGCCCAAGACAAAGAGGCCGGAGTTGTGCACGGAAACGACGGAGCGTGGGACGTCTTCCTTCTTAAAGATTGGGCGGTTCAGAAGTACGGACTGTTTGATGAAAATCTTTATCCCGCTTATTGCGAAGACCTTGACTGGGGTATGCGTTTTCAGCATGACGATTTCAAACGAGTCATGTCTGTCGGAGTGCCTTACTATCACGGTGAGTTGACCGGCTCCTACGACGACGGCTCGCAGACTTGGCGGTCCGAACCCGAGCTAGCCAACCGAATCCATATGGCGCACGAAATGAATAAGACGTATATGAACGCCAAATGGTCGGAGGCGTGGCAACGTCATGTTGAAGGTAAGCCTTACAAGAACCCCTTTAACAACCCCGTTTTTCCTACCTGTTTGACTACGTACAATCTTGAGTTTGTACGGGCTAAAAATTTAGGTTTCTAGCTTGATAAGATAACTATATTAGTTAGATGCTGGCCGTGCCCTACTACAGTTCTCGTCCCTCAGAAAAGCGCTTAGTTAACCGTCTTGACGAGATTCTGGTTGAGCGCGGCATCAGCTCTTTCCGCCTCAGCAAGATCGCTGATTTGTCTCCGACCACGACGCGTAACATTTGTTTAGACGAGTTTTACATTCCAAGCCCTGAGGTACTAGAGAAAATCTGCATCGTACTAGAGGTGCAACCCGGCGAAATCTTGAAGCTTCGTACTAAAATGGAACTAGAAGACGTAGCCGTTAGTTCATGTTCTCTGACTCCGATTACGAATTAGCGGCTCGCGTCCTGGGTTTACCTATTCCCCGGACTCCGGCTGAACGTGCCGCTGCGACTCCTATGGTTGCCACGGTGCTCAAGAACTACTACCGTGCTGCGCCCCCGATGCCTGGCATGGAGGGGGACGGCATGATGACGCAGCCGACTCGGTCGCTGAATGCGTATCCGGACACGTCTCAGCCTGAGATGAAGGTGCAACTGGAGCGACGTCTCCAGGCTGGCGTCATTGACGAAGCTGCCGCAGAAGAAATCGAAGAGCTTGTTTCGGCGATCCTGCAAGACCCTTCGTTGATCGATGTGTTCCTCTCGTACATCCAAAATCTGACCCAACAGGGTGACGAGGGCGCAGAGTATCTGAGTCGTCAGCGTCCGGCTGAATTTGATCTGCCTAACTACGGCGGTCAGTATTCGATGCTGAACGCCCCGGCGTCTAACAACATTCCGCCCAGCGTGGCATTCCAGAATCTCGGCTAATGACTCTAAGAGAACAACAACTTAGGGAACGGGATGTTCGCCGTGACGCACCGGCACTAGATCCTGGTGCGTTTTTAAAAATGTACATAGCTTCTACATTTCCTCAGACAGCTGCATTACCTTCGCCGGAACAATTGCAGAATCTGGTTGCTACTAATAACCCAGAAGATCAAGTAAAATCAAATAAGAAAATGGCTCTTTCGGGCACTCAATATGACAATCCGGGAGGTCAGTAACTAATGGTTGCCGCAGCTGCACCCGCCGCAGGTGGGTTAGTCCAGTTAGTCACGCAGCTGACCGCTGCCGGCGTGGCTCCTGCCGTTATCCAGAGTGTTTTACAGTCTCAGACTGCAGGTCCGGATTTATCTGCCAGTGCTACTCCTCCTGGATTTAACCGGCAGAATATTGTCGCACCTCTGTTAAGTTCGGCGGCCGGTGCGGCACTTCCGGATTTAGTTGCTGCGTTTCGCGGCAAGCTTCCTGAGACTTCTGACGCCCCCGGTTCTAAGGCCATTCTTAGCGAGGATCTGATTCCTCGTCTGATCGAGCAGGAACGAGCCCGTCAGCGTTTTGGTCGGTTCTTTGGTCTTGACGCTGGTCCGTCGGCCGAGGATGTTTACGGCCAGATTCGGGCTGGACGCAGCGCTGAACTTGAAGAGCTCGGTGCTCGTGAGCGTGCTCTGAAAGCTTTAGAGGGGCAGATCAGCGCTGCGATCCGGCAGATGGAACTGGGTGCGGATCTGAAGCGAGCTGAGTTAGAAGTTGGCGGTGGCATTAAGCGACAAGAACTTTCTACGCTTGGCGACATTCAGCGGCAGCGAGTACAGTCCGGGTATTCGACAGCACAAGGTCTGTTAAATACTGCTATTCAAAATCTGACTGCTCCACAGAACCTTGCTCAGAGTTCTGTGTTGCAGCAACTCGCCACCCAGGTGCCCTGACATGGCTGACACTTTTTTTGATCCCTCAAGCTGGACTAGAGAGACCGGTCAGCTCGCCATTCTGGAAGGCAAACCCGTCTTGTGGGCCGGCCCTTATTACGGGTGGCAGAGTCCCGAAAGTTACTACTCTACGGTTACTCCAAAGTATTTTGAGGGCAAGACCGGAGCGAAGACGCCGGAAGAACTCTTTGCCAAAGCTTCATCCCTTGCGGGTTTCGATCCTGACAAAAATCGTCCGGCTGCTAAACCGCCCGCAAAAGCACCTGCAACACCTGCAACACCTGCCGGTGAAACTGGAACTGTAACTCCTGGAACCGCACCTCCGGCACCTACTCTTCCTCCTCCCCCTTCGACTACGCTGCCTCCGACCACGGCTCCGTATTCGGGGACTACGATTCCGCAGCAGCAGGACAAGACTGTTGAGGACCTCGTTAAGTATTTAAAAGAACTTGGCGATCCCGAACGGCTTCGTCAGGTTGAAGAGATGCGGCTTCAGAATCTTCTGAAGTCTCAGATTGTAACTTCTGAGTTAACTCGTCAGGGTGAGCGGGCTCGTTACGCACGCGATATTGAGAAAGCAAACATCGACGCGTGGAAAGAGCGGCAGATTGCGATGTACAACGCTAACGCAGCTACGGTAACTGGTCTCGGGGCGGCGACTGTCGCAGCCTTTGCACCGCCTAGTGCGTCTGCATTGAGTTCTACGCTTTCGGCTGCTATGCAGCCTTTTAGTAACATTGGTGTAAGGAAGGGCTAATCCAATGGCAATGGCACCTTTAGCCTTAGGGGCAATCAACGCAGGCGCAGCAGGAGGAGCAGGAGCAGCAGCTGCTGGAGCCGGAGCTTTGGCCGGTCTCGGTCCTTTTATGCTCGCCGGCGCGGGACTTAGTTTCTTAGGTGAAGCTATCGGCGGAAACTCGCAAGCGCAAGCCCAAGCCGCACAAACCGAACTTCAGGGTCTGTATACAAAATTAGCTCCAATTAATACGCGTCTTACTTACGCGGGTCAGGAGTTAATGGCTAATTTAGCCCCTTATTTGGGTGCCGAAGCCGCACAGACTAATCTTATCGGTCAGTCTGTTTACGATATGTTTACCGGGGCTCGCTCTAAAGAGTCTCAAATGGCAGGTCTTCAGACCGGTATCGCTTCTCAGCTAGCCGGCGCGGCTATCGGTCAACAAGAAATGGCGGCTAAGGGCCGAACTGCTTTAGAACTTCTTGGCGGTGAGACTCAAGCTGATTTAGCTAAGAAAGGCGCAGACGTTCTGGGTCTGCAATACACTAATTTAGCTAAAGGTATTACGGACGTAGGGACTAGCGCCGCTAATACCCGTAACGCACAGGTTCTTGCGCAGACGCAAGCCAACTTAGATATCGGTAAAAACCTTGCGCTCCTTAAAGGTCAAGGCGAGAAAGAATTAGCAATGCGTCGTGAAGCTCGGGGTGCTGCTCTTGGCGCCGGAGGCTTTGCGTGATTAAATCGACAATCGGGGATTCAACCACGGTTGCCGCGTGGTTATCTTCGCTTGACGCGTCGAACAAAGATGCGTTTATTCATTATGCGAAGAACACCACCAGCGATATTGAGGCATATCTGTATGCCAGGTTTTTGCGTCCTGGTTACACCGGTAGCATCGCGGACCTGACGGCGTGGATTCAGGAGAAATTTCCAAAAGAAGATCTCCGTAAAGTCTTACTCCGTGAGATTGATGACTTACAAATTGACATCAGAAATGTACGGGACATGGTACAAAATCAGATGCTCGACCCGGCATCAGCGGCGACAAAAATTTCAGCGGTTCAGAAAGAACTTCGTAGCCACATTCAAGCTGTACGATCTATTGCAGATGGTTTAGACCGGCGTGGGTTGATTCTTGCCGGCGCCGATCGTACTATTCGCGAATTGATCAACACCTTGGACGGGCAGCCTGGCCTCCAACAATTAGTCGACGAGGCTGCCGTTTTAGTTTGGACTACGATCGAGAACGAAGAACGTGCTTAAGCGGCTTTGCTCATTCGTCGCATTATATTTTCTAGTTTGGTTCTAAAAATCCCCATAAAAGCGTCATTAACGCCAAGAGACATAACGAGTTCATCATTCTCAATTAAGGCCCCAAAAGGAAGAATAACAGCAGGTTGATTAGATACCGCGTTTCCGAACACATCGGTCCACTCAATAACCCTATCGTTCAATGAACCAGTGAACAAAGGTTCTTCAGTTAAGTGTGTTACGTTCTCAAATTTTTTATCGACTAAATACGCGCCGACATGGTAAATCAGATAAGGTTTACCATTTTCTGTGCACGTCATATGTTTCCAGTGATAAAAAATTAAGTAACAATAACCTAGGTCAACAGGCGCCGTGGAATTGAAAGTGGCGGCCCCCCGCGTAACCTTCTCTAAAACTTTTGTATCTAGCGTAATCGTCGATCCTTTTTCTCTTTCGACAGTTAACGGCCGCGTGGAGTATAAACAATTAAGTTCATCTTTTACTGTAAAAAACGCCCAGTTTTTTTCCGGAACTCCGACGACATGGTTTTTTCCTATTGGAGGAATTGTCGCACTAACAGCTTCAAAATCATCGTTTACCCAACAAACGGCAACTTTAGGTTGCGAGAATAGCTTTTTAGGATTTGAATCGTACTTACTAGCGTAAGTGGATGCGACAAACTGAACGTATAAGTTTGAATCAGGTCCGATAAAAAGCCTAGGATCTTCGTAACTAAGCCTATGTTTCTTTGACCTGAGTTTTTTAGTACCAATAACTGATTTATCATCAGCCCCCAACAAGGCTATATACAGTTCGTTTGGCTGATTGTTTAAATAAAAATACTTGTTGTCGTACCTGAAGCCGAAAGCTTCGGGCTGGGACCGCCACGCAATGTAAGTAGTTCCGTTCCTACTGATTATTGAGGGGCTGAAGTTAGCAACATTGTTTTTCGGAAGTCCTTTGACGATGCGCGTAAATTTGCCTCCCAGTGCTTCTGCCTGTTCATAGACAGTTGGTACCCCTTTATTTGGACCTTTTGAAGGGTAAATAACGTCACTGTATAAGTGAAAATAACGATTTTGAGACTGCATGATCAAACTCCCAGATCTTGAATGGCTGCGTTAAAACCGGCGCTGATGGATTCCCAACGGTATTCAGGTCGTTGCGTCACAGCATAGCAAGCATTTGCCACTTCGTCATAGCTTTGATTATCGTAATACAGATCATCTAGAATTTTTGCAGCTTTTGTCGTATCAATAAGACCTCGTTCGACCCCTAGATCTTTATCCACGACCCACGTAGAAATAGGAATCAGCTCTGCCGCATCTTTCCAGATGTCCTGACAAACTGTATGTTGTGGAACGACCTGAGGTTTCATGCACCCTGCGTGCTCGAAACTCACTAAGCCCCATCCTTCTCCATCAGAAGTATTAATTCCTACGTCGCAAGCGTTATAAATAGTATTAAGTAGTTCGTCCGGAGGTGCGTCCATGTAGTTGATATTATTAGCAGTTAAAATAAGGCGGTTGCTGTCGTCTAGGTTGCGGCGGAGCATTTCATGTTTAAACAAAGGTATTACATCCCATCCCAGATCTTTTGTACCCATATGTAAATAAAGCATTGCGTCTGGTTTATTGACTGCAAACTCGGCGAAGGTCTTGATCGTAAGATCTATCCGTTTCCTGGGCTGATTCCTATTCCCGTTAAAAACGATAAATTTATCTAAGGGCAGCCCTAACTTTTGCCGCGCCTCGGCTGTATCCATCGGATAAAAGCGCCCAACATCGACTCCGTGGGGAAGCACCGCCAGCCGTTGCGCGTCCGCGCCATATTTCATTAATCGTTCCGCTGACGGTACCGTAAATGTTATTCCTAAATCCCAGTGCTTTATGTGTCGCAGCATGTCCGGATAATAGCTTTCGCTATCAACTGGAAAATACGCAATGAACTTAAAATTAATTTTGTCTTTTAAGAACTGGCAGCGCTCCCAAAACTGGTTAACAATCCAAATATCATTGAGACAGATAACAACATCTGGTTTTTCTTTATCTAAAATTTCTGGAATCCTGCCGATGCCGAATCGATCGTTACTTCCGGCCGGACAGGCGGGGTAAATTTTATAAGGTAAATCATGAGGATCTCCCATGTAGTTGATACCCATCACTACAATTTCATGGCTGTCTTTCAGAATATTAAGTACACTATGCGTTACTCTAGCAAAACCTGTGTTACTGCAAGCATCTCCATACCAAAGAACTTTTGCCATAAAGAATTTGAAAGTCGAGTACAATCACTATAACAGCTCTGTCAGTTTATCAACATGCCTAGCCGGGAAAGTTTTGCGTATCGGCGTGGCGCTCAATTAAGAGCACTGAAAGCCATAGAAGCAAATGAAAGCACCGCTAGCGAGACTATTTACGGAAAAGCTGCTAACGACTTTCATACTTTTTGTACCCTACTAGACAAACCGCCAGCGCCTCACATGCTGGAGTGGCATGAACATTTAGTAACTAACCAAAGCAATAAGTATCTATTAGGTATAGCTGGACCTAACCTTGATATTTTGGCGCCTAGGGGTTCTGCCAAGTCAACTGTCCTAAACATGTTTACAGCGTGGTGCATCGGAAGGCACACGGCCGCAAAGAGACCGCTACAAATTATTTACGTCAGTTACAACATCGCCACGGCCATCCCTAAATCTCGAATCATTCGACAAATCGTTGATTCGTCGGAGTTCCGAAAAATTTTTCCTACGTGTCGCCTTAAACCAGGGATGCAATCTGATATCGGCTGGTCGATCGACTACGACTACGCGAATATTCCTAGATTAGGCGATGAAGAATTTACATTGAGGGCTGCGGGTCTGCGAGGCAGCATTACGTCCAAACGGGCGCATTTAGTCCTGATCGATGACCCTATAAAAAGCTCGGCGGACATTAAAAATCCGACAATTCGCGACGAGATGAATAACAACTGGAGTAGCGTTATCGCTCCTATTGTGTTTGAAGGGGGTAGGTCGATTTGCCTTGGTACTCGATTTCACCCACTAGATATTCATAAAACAATGTTTGTACCCGAAAAAGGGTGGAAACAGGTAACGCAAGAGGCATTGACATACGATGACAAAGGACAGCCAAAAAGCTATTGGCAAACTCAATGGTCTGTTGATTACCTGCTTCAACAGAAAGAACTTGACCCTGTTGCTTTTTGTTTTCAGTACCAGCAACAACCTGTGGCCACGAGCGATCTCGTTGTTTCTCCTGATTTGCTGATTAAAGGAGACGTGGCGACCGAGTTTGACAGCCTGGCTCTCGGTATTGATCTCTCGGCTAGTAAAAATGAGACCTCCGACTATACGGCGTTTGTTCTAGGAGGGCGCTTAAAAGATAAGTACTATATCGTAGACGCGCATCAGTGTCGTTCTATAGGAAACCTTGAAAAAATAGATCTTCTGTGTGACATGTTACTTGAATGGGGAATTCTAACTAAGTACAACGGTGAGTACCAACCGACGTATTCCACCGTGACGCTTGTTGTCGAATCCGTGGCGTACCAGGCAAGTCTTGCTGCGGATCTCCGGCGGGTTCTTTTGAACGAAAGGGGCCTCAGTAACCTTCATATTCACGAAGTTAAAGGGTTCAGGGGCGATAAGATTGCTCGTTTTAGAGGCACGCTTGGTCTTTTGGAGAACCAGAAAGTCGTCTTTAACAAATATCGCAAGTTCGATGCGCTCTTCGATCAGCTGATTAACGTAGGTGCTACAGCCCATGACGATTTACTGGACGCATACACTTGGTTAATCACTTTCTTGCAACGTAGAGGTAGTTTTTCTGTTGAGTATTGACATGACTTCTGATAAAACTCTTTGGGTCGCGATCGCGGCGCACAATCCGCTGGCTCGGGTCGAGAAGCTGCTCAAGGTTTTGAAGCTTTACACAGAGTACGACCTTAAAGTTTCTGTGTTTATCTACATAAATAATGAAGCTCAGGACGATGCGAATCAATTAGCTAACTTATTGCGGCCTTTCCGGGAGCAATTGGAGTTAAATATCGTTATCGCCAGCTCCGGTTATGAGGGCTGGGGTTTGACGTGGGCGCATAAAAACGATCTTGTGCTGGCTTGTATGAACTACAAGTACGATTATTACATTTATCAAGAAAATGACATGCTGATTACTTGGGAACACTTTAAGTATTGGATGCGTTGGAAGCCTCGACTGGCTCAATACGGGTTGGAACCAGGATTTATTCGGTATGAAGTCTTCGAAGGGGAGAAAATACCGTTTGATAACCACTATCGGTACTTTTTAACCAAACGAACTCCCAATGTTTGGTCGGAACGAGGCTTTGACGTAAAGAAATTGCTCGTTATCGACCACGAAATCAAGTTTTTTGCTCAAATTGCAAGTCCTTATTACGCTGCGATGATTTTGGATAGTTTTGACGCAGTCAAATACGTCAAAAGCGGCAGTATGGACCCGGCGAAAAGCGTCGAAATCGTCGGTTTTCGAAATTGGCCCCTTGCCGACCGGAGTTCTATGGGTTTAGCGTTTGAGGACGTCCCTTTTGGCTGTGAACACCGTCGTTGCATCCCAGTGATTGAAGAAAATGGTGTTTATAAACCGCATCCTTGTTGTTTGTTAGCTCACGACGACACTAAGTACTCAAAAGAGCTGGCTAAAACGCAGCCAGAACTCATAACTTGCGATAAAATGCTTCAGATCTGATTTTTTATGGACAACGTTAACCATCCTACGCACTATACATCAGGTGCTATCGAGTGCATCGATGCTTTGAAAGCTCAACTAGGTCCTGAAGGGTTTAGGGACTACTGCCACGGGAATATCGCTAAATATGTCTGGCGATACAAGTTTAAAAACGGCGTGGAGGACCTAAAAAAAGCGGCTTGGTATCTTCAGTGCTTGATCGGTGAGTTAGAATCAAACAAAGAGAATCATTAAGTAGTGGACGTAAGAGCTTTCGGTTCTGTTTACGGTCAAACGGCGGCGCTGCCGTATTCCAGTGGATTTGGACATGTTCCTAGCAGCGGCCGAATTAATTTTCCTTCGTGCCGTGCTGTTTTTATCGAAGCAGATGCTGTCGCCGCTAAATCTTACTTGACTGTCGAGCTTTCTGACGCTCCCGGTCAAAAAGCTACGGCTAGTAATCTTTCAGGGGACCAGCTTATTCCTATTTCTTGTACAGCTATTATCAGTGGTAACGCCCCTGGTGTTTTTGTGCTCTACTGATGGCCACTGATTATTCCAGCTTAATCTCTTTGCTTGGCGGCGGCGACGTAAGTCTTCGTCAAAGTGCCGGTTTAGATGCGGATGATATCCTTAGTTCGTTGCGAAAGAAAGGTGCTGTTTCATCTGATTTTATGTCTGTTTTAAAATCTGATTTACTAGCTAAAGCACTCGTGGCACAGCAAATTGGAAGCATGTAGTAAACTGTAAATATGGCAGACCCTTTTCTCGAAGCCGGCGACTTTTTCACCAAGGCATTTAACGCCCAGGAGTTAGCGTCGCGTCGTCAACGCACTGCTCAACGAGCAGCAATGCGAAGTGACGACTATGAAAATCAAGTGAGCGAAGAAGCGCCTAATGCGCCTATTCCCCCTCAGTACGGTCCGTACGGCACTTACGAAGATGAGTTTTCGCCGACTGAAGACCCTACCGAGTCTATGAAGGCCGAACTGCTTCGAAAGGCCGCATCGAAGCGTGGCCCTCAAACCGGCATTCCTGTTTCTCCGGGTAACGGGACCCCAGTAGCTAGTGTCTGAAGTCGCAAAAAAGAAAGACCCTGCAAAATGGGCTGCCGCAAAAGCTAAGGCTCGCAAAAGGCTTGGTGGACATTCGGCTCGTGCGATGCAGTTGGCTGTTAAGTACTACAAGGAAGCCGGCGGCAAATACGAAGGAAAAAAATCCAGTGAAAACAAGCTAAGTCGCTGGGGCAAGGAAGATTGGCAGACGCGTGAAGAATACGAAAAAAGCAAAAAGTCCTAGTTATGGCTGATTTAGCGCGAGAAAAAGGTCGAACCGAGCGATATCTGCCTAAGTCCGCGTGGGCTTCAATGTCTGCTGAGGAGCGTCGCGCCACGGATGAAAAAAAGAAGCGCGCCACGGCTGGTAACAAACCTGTGAATACTCAAGTGCCCAATACTGAAAAAGCTAAAGAAGCTCGTCGTCGCGCTTCCGAGTACATTAAGCAAAAGAACAAAAGCTGATGGCTAAGATTCGTATAGCCGGAGAAGTGTTTGACGGGTATAACAAACCTCGTCGCGATTCTGGCGGCGGTAAGAAATTTGCGGTCGCTGCAAAAGAAGGTGATCAGGTACGTTTAGTACGTTTTGGTGACCCGAACATGACGATCAAAAAACATATTCCTGAGCGACGCGCTAATTTTCGCGCCAGACATAACTGCGACAATCCCGGCAGCAAATTAAAAGCTCGCTACTGGGCGTGTCGGAGCTGGTGAGTGCTTTTTATAGCAAATCTTGCTAAGCTGTGCAGGCCCGTTTCGGCCTTCCATGCTCTTTGATTGTTTTCTCTATTTCAACGAAGCTGAGCTGCTCGAACTTCGCGTAGAAATTCTTAAAGATATTGTTGACGGCTTCATCATTACCGACGCCAACCGGACTTTTAAGGGCGACGAGAAACCGTTCACTTGTTTAGAGACGATTCGAAAACTTGGTCTGCCTGAAGATAAACTTCAAGTGCTGCACGTCGAACTGCCGCCGCCGGACATCGCTCCTAATCCTTGGGTTCGCGAATACGCCCAACGCGATGCCCTCGCCGTGGGAATGCGTATGACGCCGCCGGATTCGGTATTTTTCTTCTCTGATGTTGACGAGATTCCTAAGCCATCTGCTCTTTTAGAAGCGGTAGAGCTTGCTAAAGAAGATCCTGCACGGTGTGTGCGTCTTTCCATGCCGATGATGTACGGGCGGGCAGATCTTCGTGTTATGAGCCCGGATGGGGATAAGACTAAGCCGCCCACGAACTGGACCTGCGGGACCGTCGTTCTGCACGACCACCTAGATCAGACTCTTTCGGAGATTCGCCGGAACCCAAACGATCTCGTGGTGGGAGACTGTGACGCAGGATGGCATTTTAGTTGGATGGGAGGGCCTGATCGCCTTAAGCGCAAACTGACGTCTTTCTCGCACTGCTATGACGACATTCCAAATGCTCATGCTCCTGCATACAGCGAGGAGATGCTGAGCTATTTAGATAATTACAAAGCGGAGGCGGGCGGCACAGATCCGCTCGGTCGCAAAGATCATCTGCTGACCTCGTATCCTCATGATCTTTTACCGCCAGAATTGTTTAAACTAGAACGAGTGAAGGAGTACCTTCTTCCGGACTCCTGATAACGTCGTTTTTGTAAAATGCCTGCAGATCTTTTAAGCGTCCGGGGACGATTCAGTGAGATTCTGGAGGCAGCTCGGACTCAGGACCGCTCAAAGCAGTCCGCCACGATGGTGGTACTGAGTCATGTGCAGCAGATGACCCTTCTTATGATCAAGAAGGGTCTGTTTTTTTACTGTGAACAGGATACGTATAAAGCTCGTAGTAAGTTTCTAGATGATCTGATAAAACTTAATAAACTTGATATCCGCTTTCCGGCTATCGTTCGGAATTTTTTGATTGACGGTTCGGGTCTTTTCTATTTCAGGCCCGATCCCAAGCTGAAGTACCAGATTTACTTTTTTAACAAAAACCAGTATCGGGTTTACCACGATCTTAATGGAGAGATCGAAGAGGTTGTAATCCTCTATTCCTACAAAGTTAAGAACGGTAACTTAGGGCTGCCCTCGAATACTTACGGGCAGAACAAAAGGTATGTCCGTATCTCGATTACGGCCGAGACGATCACAGAGTACGAAGCCGACACGGAGCTGAGTTTTGACTTAGAGCCGGGCTCTGTCATTACTCCCCGAAACAGTCGGCCAAATACGCTGGGGTTTATCCCCGCCGTGGAGGTTCTGAATAAGCCAAACGCCAGCGGTACTGAAGGCGAAGGTGAATTCGAGCCGTTCATGCAGCAGATCGTTCTGCATGATCAGATGATGCAGAATATCGCCAAGAACATTGAGTTCTTTGGTAATCCGACTCTGATCAGTTCGCGTCCGCGTAGTGATCTGGTGGAGGCAAGTGATACCGATCGTAACTTCCGTCCGACGATCAGCAGCCAAAGCGGATTTGGCGGTTTAGATTCTCCTTCCACGAGGGTTTCAGATCCGTTCGGGTCGCAGTCTGGTATCGGGGGTCTTCGAGTTCCTCGAATTATTGCCAACGTAGAGCCGTCGGATCGGGTTGGTTACATGACCCCTGACCCCGTAAACGGGGACATGAATCGATATGCGTTGTTACTACGAGAAGAAATTCGAACCGCACTCGGCGGCGTTGACGAAATATCGATTAGCGCCGGTGCCACTGCGACGGAAATTAAGGGCCTTATGGGTCGTGCTCAAGCGACTGCTCTTCGTAAAAATAAGAGTTTTTTGAGCTACGGCTTCTGCCGACTGCTGGAGATGATTGTTTATCACCAGGAGCAGGTTTTCCGCGAGAGTTTTATTTCTGTCATGGGTTTGACTCCTCCCAAGGAGCCAAAAGAAGAAACCCCGGAAGCAGCAGAACGTTATCAAAAGAAGCTGGCCAAGTACGAGCAGGATGTAGATCTTGCTATTCAAACGGCCCTCTCTGAAAACAAAGTACCTGGCGGAGTTTTTGGTCTTCCGCCAGACGGAGATAGAGAAGTAACGTATCGATTCCAAGGCGATGTTTATGAAGACACCGCTTACGACATCAACCAAAAATCGATCGTTGTTCGAAATCTTCAGGAGCTAGGTGTTGACAGCGTGGAAGCGCTGCGTTACTTGTTCCCAGATAAAAGTGATTTAGAACGAGCGGAAATGTTGAAGGGTTTCCCCTTCAGAATGATTCAACAAACGCAAGCCGCACTACAAAATTTCCTGCTAACATTAAATCAGCTGATGCAGTCGCCGCACCCTCTTGCGCCGACCCAGCCCTTAGCGGCAGATCCGAGGTTAAATATAACGCCTCTCCTCTACCGCACATTCGATCACCTCGCGCAAGAACTAACCTACTCGGGCAGCTATGAGCCAAGCGATCCCAGCTTCGACCCCGAGCCCGGTCTCCCCGGCAGTAGCGGCGCCCCAGGCGGCCTTCTCCCCGGATATGGGCTCAACCGTCTACCCTCAGTGGGTGGCGCAAACCCCTACCCCGGCGGTAGCTTCGGCAACTACAGCCCAAGCGCCGTCGCCGGCACAACTGGCTACGGTCCCTTCTATCAACAGCCAGTCCAGCCAGTTTCCGTCAGCCTCCTCCCCGAGCAACCCATGGGAGGCAGCGCTGGGCAGCCTGGACCGGATCGTTTCCCGGCTCTCCCCGTCCCTCAGCCAGACAGCATCGTTAGCGCAGCCCCAGGTGGCGGCGCCGGATATTCAACAGAGCAATCTGGCTTTACAGGCCCAACAGCCCTGGGCTTACCAACCCCCTACGGTTCAGCCGACCTTATCCAACAACGTCTATACGACCCCAATTTCCTCGCCGACTTCTACGGCGCAGGAGCCGCAGTTAAGCCAAGCAAGCGCCGCCGTAGTTAATCACTTCGGCCTCGAAGCGCCTGCGATCTTGAATCAGTACTCCACCACCCTGGAGGATGCGCTGATTCAACAGCATCAGACTCTGGAGCAAATTGCCACCCGTGGCATGGCTATGGAGCAGATTCTGACTGATCCTGATCATCTGGCTGACTACACCAACCGGTTCTTCACCGAGGTGTATCCCACCGATCTTCGCACTGACGAACAGATCGCTGCCGATAACGCTCGCACTGCTCTCCAACAGCAGTCCTATACACCCAACTACGATCAGGTGCCTGCTGTGCCTGCCGCTGCTACCGGCGGTCAGCGTACTCAAGACCCCAACGCGCAGTGGGAACAGTTTGGCCAGGTTATGAACCAAGCTCCTGATCAAGCTTGGCGTTACCTGAACAACATGTCTCCTGAGTCTCTGCGAGCCAAGCTGTTGTTCTTGGATCAAGCCTGAGGTAGAGTTAGTTCAACGGTGTGCAACACCGTTCGCATGGTGGACGAGTCTTTTTACCCCCGTCTGGACAACGGGGGTTTTTTATTGAGTACATTGTTAAAAACTATTTATTAAGTAGACTGTTAAAAACCGTTTATTACGATGCCTTTTAAATCTGAGGCTCAAAGGCGTAAATTTTATGCTATGCAGGAGCGCGGTGAAATTTCTAAATCTAAGGTAGAGGAGTACGAAAAGAAGACCAAAGGTGATCTTCCTGAACGTGTGAAAAATCACGAGGAAGCAAAGAAAAAAGCTGTAAAATACAAAAAGAACAAAGGTAAGTAATCCGTGCCTAACTCCATTGGTCGCCGCCGTGGCGGAGAGAATACCGAAGTCGAGCAGCTTAAAAAAGAACTCGAAGAGCTTAAAGCTAATTACGCTCGGGATATAACTTTGATCGGCAGCGATATTCGTGCTCTTGACAGTCGAATCCCTACCGAAGTTCCGACTGATAACACCCCTGCCGCTTAGAATTAAGGCAGCTCTGGCTGCTTTAAATGTATATATCGTATAGAAATTACAACTATGATTCCGGGCCTCATCAGGTACAAACCGGACCCTCTCATCAAGGTTATGTCGTAGTCAGTTCTGGTATTCAAGATACCGGAGCAGACGTAGGCAGGATTGTCGCTGGCTCACCTAGCTACAGCGGTACGTATTCGACCGCGTGGCGACAAGTCCCTGCGGCGGTTTCTGGATATTGGACTGACTACGAGAATGTCGATTACGCACCTAGCGGTGTTTTAAGCTCGTACCAGGGTTACCGGCCCGTCACTGTTAATACGATTGCCGGCCGTAAAGTTCAAACTTTTACCGGACCGGATTATGGCGTCCGGGACGCAGGAAAATTTACGTACTTCGGAGGCTCAGCACCCGACTCTCAAGTATATGATCCGTACAATACGCCAACTGGTAACACAGGGCAGCAAGGCATAACCGGGGGCGGCGTCACCCACGGGCGATATGAAGGAGGCATCCTTACCAATTCGTTAGGTCCGCTGGGAACTTCTAATCGATCTGAGTGGGTTTATAACCCGCCGGTGTACTGCAAGACGTATACGCAGACAATTCGTACGGAAGAGCCTGGGCTTATGTCCGTTCCTTTTAGATTCATGTATCGCGGCGGTGCGGCCAAATATGTTTCTAATTACGGCTCCATTTACTACCAACTGTCAGAGAGCGTACGCAATATGTATCGAAAGTTGGGTTAACGCTAAAAACGAGACAACTTTATGTGCTCTTAGCTTCTTTATCTATTAAACTTACTTTGTAGTTTCTGGAGATATCGACAGTGTTTGTCGATAATGATTTCCCGAAGCTTCTCGGCGCCGAACTCTACCGTCCGCATCCTGCGTACGTTGTCGAGATGGCTGCAGAGCCTGTGGTCGTTCATGACTTCAGCAAGCAGCCTGGCCAGACTGTGCAGTTAGACCGCTACAGGTTCTGGGGCAATCCGGGAAGCAAAGAGTCACGTGAGCGTACTGCAGAGCAGACCATCGGTACTGCTAACAGCCGCAATATCGTGAAGGACAAAGTGCTGGTGACTCTTAAGGAGTACACCGGTCCTGCTGACCCGTCCGATCCCACCCAGCCGAGCACTTTTAAGATTGCTCGGGAAACCCTGATCACTGCACAGCGCCTGCTGCTGGATACCGGTAACCTCACCGCTTTCCACCAGTCCATCGGTTCGCTGACTCTGCTCGACGACTATCGTCGTTGGCGTGACCGGGTGTTCATTAACGAACTCCTGAAAGCAGTTTCTAAGGGTCAAGCTTCCGACACCCAAGGTGGTTACTACTACCCTGGCGATCTTGCCGTCGGTTCGCTGACCTACTCCAACGCCGAACAAGCCAAGTTCGACGTTAAGGACGACCTGCTGCGCGTGGTGAAGAGCCTGCGTAAGCGTAACGTTCCTACCTATCAGGATGGTTTCTATCGCTGTGTTTGCGATCCTACCTTCCTGATGCACCTGCGTCAGAACAGCGACTTCCGTGAAGTGGCTCGTTATCCTGGCAACGGTCAGATCAACCCCCTCATGTCCGGTATGCAGCCCAACGCTGCTATCTACATGGGTCAGGGCTTTGGTCAAGCCAGCTTCGTGGCTGGTGAGCCCATCATGCCCACCGGTTTCGTGTTCGAAGGCGTTCGCTTCTTCGAATCGACCAACATGCCCTCTCAGAGTCAGACTGCTACCATCGGCGGTACCGGCGCTTCTTATGAGAGTGCAATCGGTATGTTCTTCGGACCCCAAAGCGTGGGCGTCGGTATCGGCGGCAACAACGCTCAGGTGCTCCTGAATAACAACGACGACTTCAGCCGTTTCATCATGATGATTTGGAGCCTGTATGCAGGTTTCGAACTCCTGAACGCTGATTTCGCCACCGTGGCTTACTCCTTTAACGCTTGAGGAGGTAACTAACGATGGCAATCAACTCTAACCAGCTTCAAGTTGCCAAGATCTATCCTGGTAACTACACCAACGTTCTTCGTTACTGGCACGAAGAGAAGTCCGTTGTTTTCAACAACGAGAACGGAACCTCCGAAACTCTGACCAACCAGCCTATTGGTGGTCCTGTCGGTGTGGTGTTTCGTCCCGGCTGGATTGCTCAACAAGCAATCGGTTACGTTGACCTGTCCTATCAGGCCAATGGTTCCGTTAACCAGCTTGAGTACTACACGCAACCTTATGGCTCTGGCGTGAACGGCTCTAACCAAGCCTTCAGCAGCGCCAATGTGGTTATTCCTTCTCCGGATTACCACAAGGATGTTCGTGCTGATATCGCTGACGGTATCAAAGTGCCTGCCGGTGCTTATGTGTACCGCGCCTCGCTCCGCGTTGACGGTGGCGACGTGATCAGCAGCGGCGTGGGTGGCGGTTCTGCTACTCCTCAGCTCAGCCTGGTTCCCGCAGTAAGCCAAGGTCTGCGGAGCGACGGCACCGTGGTGTCCGGCCAATTCGGCGCCTCCGTGATCGGTTCCAACAGCCGGATTGAGAACGGCAGCAACGCTTCGGTGAACATCATCGACTCCAGCAAGCTGTCTGCTCTGAGTGCCGAGACTACTTGGAAGCTGTTCGCCACCCGCAACCTGGGCGGTGTTGTCGCTTCGGGTCTTGCTCTGGCTTCCGGCACCTTCGATCCTCGCGCCCAAGCTGGCAAACTGGCCGGCAACAACAAGGCTCTTGCAATTTGCGAAGTCTGCTGGATCGTGCCCGACAGCGCTCCTAAGCGTGATGACCTCACCCTTCAGCCTGGCGGCGTGGTTGAATCCACCATCTACACCTCGACCGTTCCTTCCTGATATACTCAGGTCGGCAAAGGGGACCCCTCCTCCGGGAGGGGTTTTTTATTGCCTTAACGCATCTGCATCATGCTTGAGGTAGGTAGGGGTACTTCGATTCCACGCAGGCGATTGCGGGCTTCCTGCATCAGCCGTTCTTTTTCCGCGTCGATTTGACCTTCAACAATTTGTTCTACCAGCTGCTCGGTATACATGCTGGGGTTGATCGTGCGAGCTCGCGCATTTAAATTTCGAATTATTTCGTTTTTGCTGAGCCCTTCTTGCCCAAGCGCTTTCAGGATTCCTGGGTCCGTAGCTAACTGAGTCAGCTGAGGAATTGTTTCCGCTCCACCTAGTACAAGCGACGTGGCAACTTCTGCTGCTGTGTTTAGTCCAGCTGTTCTTTCTTTTTTTGGGGATTTTTTTGTAGACATTAGGAGTTCAAGGGGCAACCCAATGCCTACATCCGGAGCAACTGCGTATACAGCTCTTAAAGCTTTGCCTACGCCAGGTACTTGATTTGCAAATCTAAGTAAGTTAAAAGGGTTGGGCATGGTTCGTTACCTTTCCTCTATTCTAACTTTGTCCTATACTCTGCGAAAGTCGTATCTTTATGATGACTGCCACTGTTCCTCAAGACGTCACCTATACACCTAGTGGTGTTAAAGTAGATATCCTCAGTACTCATGATGACGGTGAGTACTTTATGGT